GCAATTCTAAAATCCATTTGTCCTTTCAACAAATCAAAACAACAGCCCCATCCTCCGAATGCACAACATAACCAATCCAGAACCCACCATCTTTCAGTTATTATTTGTTTATCCTCATTTAGTTTAGAAATTAATCTTTGTAATTGATTCTCTGACAACTTAATTTTTTGTTTCTTATTAGTTGTATAAGACTTTTTATTATTTCTAGGAAGTCCTAATTCCTCTGTTAAAATTTGTTTTCTAATTTTCATATACTATTATATATCTTCAAATGATGCTCCGGTAGGAGTTATTAGGAATTCAATAAATATGAATTCTAGTGCTCTTGTTGGTTTAATGTAAATCTTACCATTTAACTCATTTCTATCAATTTCTTCTGGGTCGTCTGATAATACAACTCTAAAGTCTGTTAAACCTCTATCTCTTCTTATAGAGTCTAGGATTGGGTTAACTAGGTCTAAAAATTGTTGTCTTACTACATCATCATTTTGTTCAAATAATAATCTAACCGCAACTGCTGAAATCAGTTTTCTAGTTTGTAATAATAATCTTCTTACATTTATTCTATCCAACGCTGATTCTTTTACTTGTAATGTTTTATTACCAAAGATGATTGGTCCTACATCACTAAATGTAGCGATTGGATTTAATCTTCCAACATATAGTGTATCTCTTTCATCTAAAGTTAATTTAGTTCTAGCTTTAATCGCGTTAACAATACCTCTAGTATAACCCGCCGATGCAAACCAAGGGAATGCAATATTGTCAGTTAAGGCCATATTTCTAGCAACCTCAGCTGTTGGTGGGATATATAGTTGTTTATTTGTATTATTATCTCTAGTAAGTACCCATGGATAATATGTTGCTGTATAGTTTGAGTCTATAAAACTATCGTCCATATTATTAACCGCTTCAGATGGTCCTATTTTGTTACTAGCGTCTGTAGTTGAATTTACGAATAAATTATAGTCCGGTGTAGTTGTTATGTATAATGAGTCAGCTCTTTCAGTCTCAATCATATCAATACTATCATTTACTAAAGCTAAATTGTTTACATAATCGATACCAGGTGTTGCGAATAAATTAATATCAACAGCTTCTGGATTTTCAAATTTATGAATAGCTTGTCTGTACGCGTCGTAATCAGTATTAGATTCAGTTGCGGAAATTTTCTTATACGAACCTAGACCACTAGCGTCTGTATATGTTGAGTCTGCACAAGCTCCATATTTGTATCCTGTCATACCTAGTCTATAGGTATCTTGGTTGCTTCTTGTTTTTCTATATTCATCCCAACCATCAAAACCGCCGTAAGGAACTAATGTAAATTTCCTAGATATTAATTTATAATATGGGTCGGTTGTTTTAGTAGGTTCTGCTTGGAATGATGCTGCTCCCACCATAAACATTGATTTACCACTTAAAGTAGATGCTGTTTCTGTCAAATAAGAACCTGAACCAGCTATAACTACTGTTGCTCCAGAATCCATGTGGAATCCTTGAGTTAATGTTGGCCAATCACTTCCAGTTGTATCTGTACAAACCGCTGTTGGTGTTTTAAATCCTTTATATTCAAAGAAATCGTAGTCTATAGCTGCACCGTCTCCGTTTGAGAATCCTAAATAATTCTTTCTTACGTTATCTCCAGCTGAAACTGAAGCGTTACTAAGGTTTCCTGTAGAGTTATAGTATGGGTCAAACACAACCTCACCAGGTGTGAAATATTTAGTTTTCCATTTTGGGTATGGGTTTATAACACTAGTACAACCTTCTCTGTATTTATAACCTTCAAAACCAGCTGGTAATGCATCTTTTAAGTCACCTTCAATAACAGCGTCTGTTAATTCTAACATTGTATATGTTGACCTTAACTCATATTCACCATCAGAAGTTCCAATTTTTCTCGCTATAAAGTTTGGAGCTGATGGGTCTAAAGTACATCTTGTATATTTTTCTAGTACGCTTGGGTTTGCGTCAGTATCATAAAAGTCTCTTACAACAACGTCAAACTCTACTCTTTCAAAAGATATATTTGTTATAGATACTTTATATTCTCTATTAGCAGCTGTACCGTCAGATATTGAGATGAATCTGAATAGTCTAGATACGTCAGTACCTCGTAGTTCAGAAACAACGTATGGTGTTCTAGGTGTTTGCCATTCTGTCATCCACCACCCTAGAGAATTTCTAAGTGTATTGTTAAATCGTGCTGCTGGACGGTAACAAGTACAACAATTTATACCTCTAACGTATTGTCTTCTATATAAATATTTTAATAAATTAGGGTAAACTTCTTCTACAAAAATTGGTACTTCGTCTGCGTCTCTATCAAATACCTTTCTACCTAATACTCTAGATAAGTAATTTTTCTTAGAACTATCTAAAGAAGTTATAAATTTATGAACAGTACCCTCGTCTGTTTTAGCTGAAATACCAAAATTAGCAAATGGGTCTCTTAGAATGTCAGAATATGTTTCTGAACAATCCATATCGACATCACCAAGTTTATAACCGTCACCGGTACTTGCACTAATTTTATATGTTGGCCCACCACTTGTCAGTGTACTTTCACCTCTAGACCTTAATGTAGCTACAGTCATGTTATGATATTCTGTATTAGCACTTACACAATCATAGTTCGCGTAAGACCCACTTAAAGTTAATCCTATATAAGTTACGGCTGAACAACTACCAGTGTAGAAAGTAGTAAATGAAGAAAGTGAAGTACCTGTAACCCAACCTATTGTTGTTCCTGTTTGGTCCTTAGTAGCCGCCCCTGTAGCTGTATTTGTGTGAGAAGGCATACAAGCTACTCCTAAACCGGAAGTACAAGCTAAACCAACACTTGAGAATCCACTTATGGTTACTTGGACCGCTGTATATGCTGGTGATGAACCATCAACTAATGTTCCTGCACAAGTTTGTAATTGGTAATCGGTAACACCTCCAGAGAAATTTAAAACATTAGAAGCTAAAGTACTTATAGCCCCTGAGAATGTAGAACCTGTACCATAAGTTGACCCTACAAAAGGATATTTACTCGGTAGATATCCATACATAGTTCTCGTTCCAGCTGAATAACTATAGTAACCCTTAGCTACTGTACCACCATAACCATCACTTAAATCACCACCTCCAAATGACCACTCATTCCAAGTTGATGCTGATGTAACGGCTGTAAATCCATTTATATTTTGAACAAATGTTGTAGCGTATGGTTCAACGATACCAACATGTACTTTAGTTCCTCCTGCACTACCACCTGAAACTGCTGTGTCTACAACCCCAGTTACATAAGTGGAAGCCGTAGAAGCTGATGAAGCAAACATTGCTATAGAAGCTCCACTATAACAACTATTTGTACATGTAGATTCGTTTGTCCAATTATAGTCAAATAAACTATTATACCAACCATCATTTGTATCAGCTGAAAAATCATTACCACTTCTAGCGTTTGGTCTACTATATCCTAACCCATCACTACCTGGACCTAAATCAGCGTCTATACCTAATCTATTATATACTTTAGTATTTTCTCCCGTTCTTCCTGTAATATTAACAAAGTGAGTATTAGTTACAGCAGTGTTTAACGCTCCGTAGAAATAATAATCATTTGACCCAGACGTAGTAAAACTACTAGTATCGTTATCAAATAAATTATTAACAAAATGAGACATCTCATCAACCCAAGTACCCACAGCACCACCTTGACCGTTATATAAGGTATTTCCTGTTATTTGTTGTGCTGTTCTAAACGGACCTGATGTACCACCTACTGGTGATGTAGTTATTCCACTTAAAGGGCCAGCAAATATACCAGAAACTGTATGTGCTGTATATATGTTAGA